AGCCTTCCCGAACACCATCGAATCGCATGTTGAGGATGTCGGTTCGACGCTGCGCAGTGATCAGCGCCAGGTCGATTGCGTTCTGCAGCCACGGCGGAGACTTCTCTCGGATGGATTTCAGGCCTTCTACGGTATGCCGCTTGCGCTGCTTCTTCTCGATCCGGTTGATGGTGCTGCCCGCTGGGTTGTCCGGGCACAGGCCCTTAGCCGCTGCGTGGTTGAAGATGTCGATCAGCAGGGCGCGGCACTGGTTGGCAGTGCGCGGCGTGAGGGCGTCCAGCATCTCCGCAATCATACGAATCGTGATCTGGTCGACCGCTTTACCTTCGAACTGCTTCCGGAAACGTCGGAAGTGAACGGCATATAGGTCCAAGGTTCCTTTCGCCAGTTCGCGCGGCGGCAGCACGTCGCGTTCGTATGCGTCCAGGAAGCCGGCGAATGACTCGGAAGTGCTGCCCATCACTGCGCCAATCAGGTCGGCGCCGCGCATGAACTCCAGATTCAGCTGCTTCGCCGCATCGATCGCTTTGATTCGGTCCGAGCCGAACTGGAACCACTTACCGTCGGTAGGCCGGCGGTAGCGATAGGTCGAGCGCCGCGAATCGAAGTACAGGTTCTGCGGAAGGCTCTTGTTCGCCTTGTTGCGCGGCCGTGGGACCATCATGCAGCTCCTTTCAATACCATCGCGACCAGATCATTGCCGTCTGACCGGCTGAACGCTGTCCAATCAACGTACCAGAGTTTGCCGATTTGCTCGCCGGGCACCTGGCCGTTGCGGATGTAGTTGCGGATTGCTTGAGGGCACGGAGGTGTGCCGTTCTCGCCCCAGCGCCGGCGCTGGAACTCACTGATCTTGATCAGCTCTTTTCTCATTGTGATGATCCATGCCGCGCGTGGCGGCAGAAGGTGGGATGGGTTATGCGGCTTGGCGACGTGCCTGAGCTGCGTTTCTGCGTCGAGCCATGAGCAGTTGCAATCGATAAGTTCGGAACCGCCGGCCATCTTGCGACCTGATTTCTTGAGCCAAGTCGGCCAAGTCCTCGTCGAGCCGGCCGAGGTAGTAGAGGTGCTCGCCATCACCCATCCACTCGGGCTGAGCGATCGCCCAGACGCGCGCTTCGAGGCAGGGCATGCAGGTTTTGCAGGAATCCATGCGCCCATCCCAGCAGCCAGACACAAGCTGGTATTTCTGGCCCGGCTCAATCAGGCCGTAGCACTCGCCGCACTTGTGCTGCTTGCGCGCGGTGGGCGTGGTTTCGGTTTGGAAATCGGACATAACGAATCCTCGCCCGCCGTACACCGGCAGGCTGTTGAGTTGGGGGAGGGGTTACTGCTGGATCAGTTCGGCGGGGACTTTGACAGTGGCGCCGCGCTTGGCGAAGACCACGGCGCGGAACACTGCGATGGTTCGAGTCTCGCCGGACTGGCGATTGAACGGATCGTTGGTGAGGTCTGCCAGCCACGGGTGCCGGTGGCCAACATCGACCCAGACGCCGTACTTCGTGATCAGTTGCTCGGCGTCGGGCAGGGCGAACAGTTGAAGCTGGCCAGCAACTGGCTGCTGATCACCCTCGATCGCGTTGATTGCCCACTCCAGCGCCGGGCCGGTCAGTTCCTCGGTGCGGACGCTGACCATGCGGTTCACGGCTTCCAGCGCCTGCCGACGCGAAAAACCATCATCATGTTGTGGTGGAGGGGCACTTTGAGGACGTGGTCGAAAAACTCGCCCTTTCCAGAGATGAAGCCGGTCGGGACCTTGCTTCCTGCGACCCCGAACTCTCGCCAGCATTCTTCGCCACCGTTCTTTTCCCAGTAGGCGCGTTCGCGTTTCGGAATCTCATCGTAGGTTTTGTAAAACACGGAGTGATCCGGAATATCACAAATCCGGCGCCATGCTGGATTGCGCTCGCACCAGTCGGCGGCGTGTTGAGCAGCCTGCTTGGCAGAATAAAATTCTTTGGAGTTTTGTTCAGTCATCGCCACGGCCCCTTGTAGATGAGGTAGGCCATGTAGAGCGGGGCGGCTATTGGGAAGAGGATCATGCCGCCACCTTCTGGCCGAGCAGCACATCGCTGACGACCTCCCAAAGCTGAGCAGGCGACCACTGGAATCGATCAAAGTCCGTGTCTGGCTGAACGCCGTATGTGCAGGTCGAGTGGGCGCCGACCGGATGCTCGTTGATCTTGGTCATAATGGTGGCTACCCGGCCATTTCCGCCCGGTTCAGTGCGGTGATAGTCATAGGCCTGGCAGAGATATTCCCTGCCCGCGGTGATTGCGTGGGTTCGTCTGTGGATCAAGTCACCGCGACCGTCAGGTGTCCAAGGCCGACCTCCGCCGGCGGTGCGCGCACCTTCGTGGAGGTACAGAACAAAATCCCCATCGTCCCGGCGATCTAGATAGAACTGGTGGTTAACCTGAGTGCCGATGATCACTCGCGACATGAAGTCGAAGCGGTGATCGTGGATCGCCGAGTGTTCGAAGCATGCCCGGCGCGGCAGTTCGGGGTGCCAAACGTGCAGGCGCTGATTGCCCTGCAACTGGACCTGCACAAAGCCGAGGCCGTGCAGGGTGATTTTGTCCGTCATCACATCATCGATAATCATCCGATCACCGCCTTTATGGTCAGTACCAATGGAAGCCAGAAGAAGAGGGTGCAGCCGATTGCGCACTTCGTGATCATGGCGATAGCCTCCGAAAAGAAACGCACCAGACCCACGGGTTGGCGTCCCAGTCGCCGCCGGTGGAGTTCCACAACTCCTTCCAAGCCGCTGGGTACCAGTCTCGGTAATTCGGTGAAACGTCATCGCTTGCCAGCTCCAGCGGACACTGCAGGCCTTCCGCCCGGATATCGGCGCGGCTGATGTCCTGCAACCGCTCGACGCGGACGGCTGTGATCTCCAGCAGGATGCGGCACGCGGCACGCGGCATGTGAATGCTGGGTTTGTACTTCAGGCCGAAGTCTTTCCTTGCTTCGTCGCTGTGTGACCCTTGGCGACAGTCGGCAGCGTAGGCGTATCGCTGAAGCGGGCCGTCCGGGTCTGGGCGATGCTCGACACCGGTGCCGCGCAGATCGATGAAAGTCTCGCGCACCCACAGCCGATCGCCTTGCCGCCCGTACGGGCAACCCCCGTACATTGCCAGCTCAGCCGCGCATTCCTCCTCAGTCGCACCGAATGCCGCGAACCCCCAGCGCGGATGGTCTTGAACCACGGCGATCCACTGATGTTCGGGGGAATCGGATTTGCTACGACTCGGGATCTGATTCCCTTTGATCGGGCGCCGGGTGACCGTCTTCTGGCCGGACAGAATCGCGCGCACCATCGCACCATTGAAAAGAATGGGCCGCTCTTTGTGGAGTGGCTCCGGCGCCGGCCGCGGCTTGGCCATTTTCGCCAGGCATCGTTTGCAGCTGACATATTCGCGTTGGTGGGTGCCGTCCCATGCGACTTCGGAATCTTCATTCAGACCGCAAGCCGACAGCGACCAGCGCTCGTTGTCCTGCGTGCAGCCGGAGTCGACTATGAGGTGGTTTTTCCTGGGCATGCCGGTTCCTTGCCGCTATAGCGGCTGACTTTGAAGGGGAGGGAGTAGAGGTTTTTGAAGCTACGGCTACTATCGATATGAGTCAGTTATTGCGGTGGCCCAGATGCTCAACGAGACAGATAAGGTTGGACAGACGTTCAAGCGTGCGTTCTTCCGCGTCGACGGCGTGGCGATGTACTTCTTTTGGGCAGTTTGGATGGGGTTAGCAGTCTGGCAGCTATTTGATCCAAGTAAGCCAAAAGGCGTGTCTCTCATTTTTGTTGTGGGTGGCATGATGAACCCTTTTATTTTTCTCCTGTTCGGCGTGATGCGCACACCCGCTCCCTGGACTGCGTTACTTATCGTCGGGCTGAATGTTCGCTTCCTGATATTTGGCTGACTTTGAGGGGGGGAGCTATCGCGTTCAGGCCTTACGTGGCCTTTCTTTGCTAAAATGGTGTTAGAAATTTTATAAGGAAGAATTCGATTGGGTCGTTTTCGAACGTATTGGATAGGTCAGGCGAAATGGTGGTGCAGCCGAAGCTTGGAATGGTGGGCTGCGCATCTTACTGCGTTGTATATCGGTGGTGCGATCATCATCATGGGGGCAAAATTTGATGAGCTGATCGCGTTGAAACTGTATGAAATAGGAGATCTCGCTGCTGGCGTGTTTGGTCCAGTTGCATTTCTATGGCTTGTATTAGGTTACGTTCAGCAAGGTCGAGAACTTAAACTGAGCACCGATGCATTGCGGTTGCAGGCAGAGGAGCTCAAAGCTTCAGTCGAACAGCAATCAATAATGGCTGCTGCGGCGACCCGTCAGCTTCAATCACAACAAGCCGCATTCGAACTACAAGTTTGGAAGCATGAGCAAGACATATCCCCTGAGTTTGAGGTTAAGTCGTTTCTAACATTAACTCTGCCTGACCGCTTAGTGACTTCTTGTATACGAATCATGAATAGAGGGCATGACGTTAGATTTGTTTCATTTCTCTTTGATAAAAGTCTTGGTATAGAGAAGTCGCTATTTTTTGGTGACTTAAAAAATGGATTTTGGACAGAAGATATTAGTTTCGAATTTCGTGCTCCAGAAGAGATGTTTATTGGTCGGTGTTTTATCGAATATCTGCGCGCTGATAACAAAACGTTAAGAGACGAGTTCTCGATCATGGCTGCAGCGGAAACGGGCATGTTGACTATAGAAAGAACAGCGCCTTCTGCTCTAAGCTAGTTTTTATCGCGTGGCGTCCTATGCCGGGGCATGCCCGGGCGGTGGAGGGTGGTGTGGGATCAGCTACAGTTGAATGGTCATTCACAAGGAGGATCGAGAAATGACCTGCTTAATCTGCAAAGGCGCTGCCGAGACTTACGAATCTGGCGGCGATTGGCATGAGCGAAACTGCTCGGGCTGCGGACGCTATCGAGTATCAAGGACTCTGGTGGACACGATGGCAGGCCTCAAGCAGTCGTTTGACGTAGCCCGAACAAGGACATGGATTGCAATGAACAAGGCAGCAACTGCTTCGCCAATAATTTCGAGCTTTGATGCGGAAAGGAATCAGCTGATTGCTTCATAGCTGAATGCGCCGGCGGCTGCAGAAGCAGTATCTTCCCTTGGTTAGGTCAGGCGGTACCGAACAGATCGAGCTGAACAGATGCGGCTTGTTGATCTTGCTGGCGGGTTACTTCGTGTTCGATCCGCGCCCGGGCGATCGCCGCGTATTGCTCGTCGATCTCACAGCCGATGAACCTGAAGCCTTCGCGTATCGCGGCTTTGCCGGTGCTGCCGCTACCCATGAATGGATCGAGCGCTACGCCGCAGGCCGGGGTCACCAGGCGCAGCAGGTACGCCATCAGATCAGTCGGCTTGACGGTCGGGTGGATGTTCCCCGTCGTCGGGGTGTTCTCGACCTTGCGCAGGGTGGTGCCGCGGGTGAACTGCGGGCCGGGATTGGTCAGGCCCTCGTGCCGATCGGTACGACTGGTCTTGGCGCAGTAGAAAAACCGGGCTGCGCTGCCACTGTCACCGTGGAAGGCGCCGGCCACGCGCTCGCGCATGCCGCTGTACTTGACTGCGCCGCTGAAGCCGTTGGCCGTGGGTTCGTTGCCTGTTACCGGCGCCGACGCGCCCGCCTGAGCGGGGAACAGAGTGACGACTTCGGCGCTGCCATCGTGGATGAGATTGGCTGGCCAACGCCCAGATGCAGCAGTGCCACCACCGGCGCGAAGGTCGGTCGCGCCTTTTTCCTCGTTCGATCGAGTGCCGTCATGGCCGCGATCGCCCGAGCAGTTTCGGGCGTAGGCCGCGTCGACCACGCCGATCCGGCATGCGTCGATGTTCAGCGCTCCGGTGCCGTGTACGGCGACATTGGCCGCAACAGTCCCGGTAAACGGCTTGCGGGCCATGCAGATGGGCTCATGCGCAGGCTTCAGCGCGGTGCCCTTGCCTTCGTGCTCGCCCTTGAGGTTGTGCGACTTCGGGAAGCCTGAGCCGAACACCCACATGATCTGGTCGCGGATCTCGAAGCCAGCCATCTCGATGCCGACCGCCATGTGGTGATAGGTGCGGGCGGCGGCGAACGAAAGCAGGTGACCGCCGGGCTTGAGTACACGCAGGCATTCGGTGGCCCATTCCAGCGTGAAGGCCTGAAAGGCGCGCATGCCGTCGGGCGTCAGATCGTACTTGCCGGCTTCGGCGGCGATCGAGCGGTGACCGCCGTTCGGCCCGCAGGCGCTGGCGTGCGAAGGCATACTGGCCCGGTAGGCGGCGCGGTCTTCGATATCCTTGCCGTCCCAGCTTTTGCCCATGAAGCGGATCCCGTAGGGTGGATCCGTCACCACGCTGTCGATGCTGTTGTCTCGCAGCGTCCGCATCATCTCAATGCAGTCGCCGACCAGGATCTGGTGAGTAGGTGGCATAGGGGATCCTCGCCGGCTGGCGTGATTCGTAGAAGTGGGGTATTTGTGTTCGGCCCGGCATGGAGCCGGAAAGGGGAAAAAAATGGCAAAATTTCAGTATTGCTTTCCACAAACCATGCTGGCTCGATGGGGTGACGACCCGAACGAGAAGTATGAGACTCACTCTTCTGAATCTTTGTCTGGTCTTTATTTGGACTACGCAGTCGCTCAAATTGACAAGTTGTCGGCCAAGTCTTTTATTTTGATCTTTGGTCCCGATCTTAGCTTGCAGTCAATCAGTATTAAGACAGAACAGGGTAGTGAAAATTGGGCTCCGCGGAAAGACAGGGTGCAAGCCTCAAAAATTTTAGGGTATGAGCCTTCTGATGAGGAGATGGCATGTGTTTCCCAAACATATCGTGCTTTAGTAATGAATCAATACCCCAAAGGAATTTCTTTATTGACTCTTGAAGAGCCCGCAAATAGATAGGTTGCTTATCGCCTCATCTGGTAGCGACCGCATCATGTCGATGCAGTCGCCGACCTGTTTCTGATGCTGCTGAGCCCTGATGCTCTCCAATGCAGGCAACGCCCTCTGTGACCGGATGCGGCATGGTGGCAATTTGGTGTTGAATCGTGTCTTATAGCCTTTTACGAGCTTAAGGAGCGCTCACGTGGGTAAAAAAAGCAAAGCTAAGAGAGAGGCAAAGCAAGCACTGAAAGCTGAGCGCCAAGTGTCGCAGAGCTTCAAGTCACTAGGAGTACCTAGTTGGCTTGGGGATATGCTGGCAATGGAGAATATTTTTAACGACCTAGATACCCCGCGCGCAATAACTGAGCAAGTATCTAGGTTCTGTTCATCTATCAGCTCGGAAACGCCTTTTTACATTGATTCAGACCCCGAACCTTGGAGTCGGGACGGCTGCTGCGATTTGAACGTTATGGAATTCATGAAAGAAAATGGTGGGAGAGTTCTTTATGGCTTCCGCATTTGGTGCAATGACGTGTATATCGAGGCCGAACGGCACGCTATCTGGAATGATGGTGAATCGTTCAGAGATGTCTCGTTTGTTGCTGATGGAACTGTCAAGGTGCTTTTCCTGCCTGATGTGGCAGAGAAGCAGGTAGACCTGACGTCCAATAAGCTCAAGATTCGTAAGGCTCTCAATACAAAGTACGAAGAATTTGTGGCCACCCGAAGCTTGATCGATGTTGATCTCCCCCCTTGTAGTCCAGAGGAAGCCTGGAATATTTCGCAGACGTATGAACAGTGGCAGGGGAGGAATCTACATAAGCGCAGTGGTCGCGGGTCCGTTGTTTAATAACCGTCTTCGGCATCAACAGCCCGTTATCACTTCGTCGCTAGGACCCTGCTGAATCATCAGCTGGGTAGATGCGCTAGGGGCTATTGAAGAAGACGCTAAAGCGATGCTGAAACGGATAGGACTGCCGGACGACGCAGTGAAACTGGAAGTGGTCGTGTTCCTTCGGGAGGTGATCGACCTGGCCTGCTATATGGAGTCGGCGCATCGAATCGTTGAGCCGCCGAGCTTTGTCTGAGCTGGCGTATTCCCGACCGTTGCGGTATTTGTGTTCGGCCCGGCACGGAGCCGGAAGGAGAAAAGTGTGGGAAAAATTAAGATTGAGCGCCTGACAGTCAGCTCTGGCTCAAGTCTAGCAACGTACGACCGGGAGAAAAGCACTGAAGAACTTTTCTTGGAAGACACCGATGAGCTCAATGTTTACAAAGTCACTCTTCGAGAAGGCACTTACGGCCACACTGGCGAAGTGCGCGCTCAGGGTGAGTTCGAGGTCGATCTGTCGATCGGCGGCAGCATGCATGGCCATGTGGTTGCACAGCTACCTGGCCGCACTCAAGATGGTGAGCTTGAAACAATCATCCTTACACTTGAGGCTGAGCGCTAGGGCTGGATAATTTCGTCCTCAGGCTCTGGCGGGTGGTCGGCGAGCGACTTCCTGCCGGCCGCCTCAATTAGTCGCGACACCTTTTCGGATATAACAAAAGGTGTCGTGACACAACGCAGCATCGTGGCCTGTGTTTCAAAATCGGCGGCGATCAGGTTGATCAGCAGCAGCTGGTAAACCTCCTGCTGGTTGTTAAAGCCGTGGGCTGCCATGACCCGCTTGAGGTCTGGCTTGAACACCCCAGCCACCTCAACCGTAAACTTCTCGACGCCCAAAGCAGCGTCCTTTGCTGCAGCCTTCTCGCGCTTCCTGCGCTGCTTCTTGGCTTCCTCCGTCAGTTCCTTTTCCTCGGCCATGGCCTACCTCTTCAATTCCGCTGGCCGGCAAGTCCAGCCAGGTCTGTCGTTTGCGTTGTTGGGTGCGAAAACGTCTCACGCTGCGACCTTCACCTGATGCCAGGCGCCGGCGGCGTAGAACAGCTTCGCGGCTTGGGCTTCATCCATCGATACATCGTCGGGGATAGCGATCCAGCCCGAGGCCACCAGATGGGCCGGGTTCGCGCTATTGCGGAGCTCCAAGTAGTAATGCTCGATTGCATCGGTAAGGCGCTCGACCTTGTAGATGCCCTCGGGCGAGATCTCCACCGACTTGATGTACTCGGCGCCGCGTTCGTCCCGACACATGGCGCCGATGTAGATCGTCCAGCGGTAGGAGAAGTCGAAGATCGCGTTGGCGATCGCCAGACTGCGGATCTGCTTGCAGCTCTTCCAGTTCGCCATGATCTGGCTGCCGCTGGGGTCGATGTTCACCACTGCGACGTGGTTGGTGCGCAGCAGCGCCCGGCAACTGCGTTCAGCCCGGGCGAAACCGTTGTTGGGTTTGCGTTTCGACTTCATACCGAATCCGCCATTTTTCGCAGAGCCTTGCGGTCGGCCGCCGATATCGGCTTTGGCCGCCGCTTGAGGACCGTTTCAGGGTCTATTTTCTTCGAGCGAGGAGGCGGCAGCGGGTTGCGCGGCGGGCTTTTCAACTGGTCGATCTGCCCGCCCGCTGCCAGGTACTGCGCGATTCGTTCAGAGATCGACTCGGCATCCGGTCGGTGCTGCTCGACGAGGTTGAGGTGGTTGCTGATCATGCTGGCCTCACTTGATCCGGATCGAGCTATCGCCGCGCTCCAAGTGCGCATAGGCCGGCTCTTCGATCAGTTCGTGTTCTGCGTCTTCGCCGGCGGCCATGCGCTTTCGCACAGCTTCGTTGTGCTCGCGAATTTCCTTGAGCTTGGCGGCGATCGCGTTCTTGTCAGGGGTAATGCAGGTGCTCACCGCCGTGAATTCGTCCGGCACCGCGTCTTCGTTATCGACAATGACCTTTTCCTTGCCCAAGGCCAGTGTGATGGTGAACAGCGGGCGCTTGATCGACTTGAGGTTGGCGGCTTCCATGTTCCGACGCAGGTAATCGCTGATCTGCGAAACGCTGTTGGACTTGATGCGCTTGAGTTCTTTCAGGCGCTCAATCTCAGTGTCGATGGCTGTTACGTCGCTCTCGATGTTGCGGCGCAGCATGACGATGTTGTCGGCCTTTACCTCGAACTCACCTTGGATCTCGTCCATTGCGTGCTGCAGGGCCTCTTTCAGGCCCTCGTCGTCGGTGTCTGCCATTCCCTGAAGTTCGGCGAGCTTGCCGGTCAGTTCGTAGAGCTGGGTCATGCTGCATTCTCCTTGCCGGGCTCAATGGCCGCTTTGCGCTCTTCAAAGGCGCGAGTGATTCGGGCGATGAACGACGGCTCGTTGCGGCGGGTCGCCTCGCGGATGTATTTGACGTTCAGCATCTTCAGTTCGTGGGGCGTCACGGCCTTGCCCATTGTTTCCACAGCCGAGTTCAGCCACTCCAGTCGCTCCTGCTTCTGACGCAGGATCTCGGCGTCCTTGTCCACTGCCAGTTCGATTGCTTGTTCTTCCTTGAGCTGCTCGACGTAGGTGTGGTCATCGAACATGCCGAGGAACACGTCGGCACTGAAGCCGAGCATCGACAGAGATTTCTTGATGGCGTCGGTCAGCGACTTCTTCGGCGCTTCCCCGTCTGTGGTGGTGCCGAACTTCGATTTGTAGAGGTAGCGCGTGCAGCCGTACTGCTCGATCTCTCCGCGCTTGCCGTCCAGCTCAAACCAGAAGCGAATCTTGATGGTGTGGTTCAGCTCGCGGCCCAGCACCAGGCGCTTATCGCCTTCGCCGCTGACCATTTCCGAGCCCTCATCGAAGCGCTCTTCAACAATCGACCAACCAAAGCCAATGCCGACCGGGCCGAAAACCTCAGTCGCTTTCATGATCATCGCGGTGCCGTTGAGGCTGGTGATCTTCTGCCCGCCAACCTCGGCCGCTTTGGTGTATCGGGTATCGGTCGTGCTGACCTTGTCCCAGATCTGCATGTTCGTAGACACGGGGAATCCTTGCCGCGACGTGCGCAGCGCTTGAAGTTGAAAGTCAGGAGGTGATGCGGTCGGCAAGAGCGCTGAGCAGCATCAGGAAGGTGTAAATCGCGAGGACTGGGAACGAGCCGCGCCAGATGAGAATCCGGCGTGCCATCTGCCGGCTGGTCATCGGAACACGTTGTACGTGGTGGAGCGCGGCACCTGGCAAGTGCCCGAGCCGTCGCGAACCACACCGTAGGCGCCTGCACCGGCGATCAGGATCACAACGAGAAACCAGTAGACGAGGTTCATTGGCGAGCCCTCACAGCGATGCGTCCGCCTTTCATGGTCACCGACAGGCGCTGAGGGAGGCTGTCGACCAGATCCTCGCGCGTGCGGCCTATCACCTCATTGAAGGGAAGGCCGAAGCCGAGTATCGCGATGCGGCGCTCGATATCGTCGAACCGCTCATCGACCAGCGTTTTCACGAGAGGGGTTGTCATGCCGAAACTCCTTTCAGGTAACCGTTGCGCTCGACGAACTTGGCGTCCAGCGCATCCCGATAACGATTGGCAGTGCGGGTGTCGATGATCTCGGCGAACTCCGCCATTTCGATCATGCCCATGACGAAGGTGCGATCCGGTACCGGAGTGCAGGACTTGCGCATCTTCGCGATCTCAAGGCCCAGCCGGGCCAGTGCAACCTGATTGCTCATAGCTCGTTGTCCTCGGCTTGGGCGATCAGCGCGTCGTCGACAAGGGGTCGAAGTAGGCCCTCTGCGATTTCGCCGAGTTTGCCCAGTGGGTGGTCGCTGGGGCCGAGGAGTTCGGCGGCTGCAACCTTGTCAGCGTGGCCGCGCTCGGCGGCGATCAGCAGGTAGCCCAGCGAAGCCGTGGTGACCTCGCAGTCTGCGAGCCGTCCGTTTGCATGCTCATCAACTGCCAGAGCGAGCTGGGCCAGCGTGACGCCCTGAGCCGGCCGCATGCGGCGCTGGAATGAGACGTTGCAGCCGAACCGCGCCAACTGCTCGGTCGCGTTGTACAGCCACTCAGCCCGAGCAACTTCCTGCTCGCTCTCGCTCCCCATCGGAGGCAACTGCGCGTCGTGCATTGCCTGACAAATCTTCAGTGCTGCGTTCATGGTTGCCTCCAGATCGACGGTTGTTATTCGGCGAGCTTGATTTCTTCGTAGGCCACAGTGATACGAACCTTATAGAGGCGCGGATCATCGTAAGTGCCTTCAGCCTTGCACTCGGTAAGGTCCTTCAGGCTGCCGCCGCCGATGGCTTTGTGATTCAGCACGGTCATCACCAGCAGGCCGTCCATGAACCACGGTTTATCGCCTTCAAAAATGGCGTTCTGCTCAATAACGCTGTCGATGATCATGGCGACCTCCAGTGTTCGTATTAGGCGATAACGATCGACGCCAGATACGCCCGGCAATCCCGGACGCGATCGGTAGCTGTTTGAAGTTCGGCGCCGAGCGCCTTCAAGGCGCCGAGGTGGATCATCTCCCGGCCCCGGATCAGCGTTCCTTGGTAGGAGCGGCTATCGCAGGTCGATACCGCCACTGTCACGCCGTTGACGCTTACCGAGTAGCCAGACTGACCGGCATGGCCTCGAACAGTGGCGAGTCGCTCAGCAGCGATCTGGTGGGATTTCTCGGCGTTCTCCAGAGCCTTAACAGCCGCTGTGATCGCCTCCGTGTATTTGCTCATCGCCTTCTCCATTCGTTGGGTGATCCAACAAAACTCGGATGCACTCATCCGCTCCGCTGGTTGCCGTTGGGCGCGGAGGGGAGTGCATTCGGGATTGGTCGGGGTATTGATGACTAGCTGCGCGGGATCATTGCGATGCGACGCGCAGAAAAAAGCCCGCGTGAGAGGCGGGCTTCAGGGGGCAGACTTCAGAGGCAGTCGGATTTGCCTATCTGAAACTCGGCTACCGGTGAACTGGTTGAATCTTTGTACAGGAGGTCAACGGAAAGACCCGATTTCACGAATTGCCCTAACCCTTTTCCGTTACAGAATGCAGTAGCTGCAAGCGCTTTTGCGTCCTTGGTGAATTCATCAGAATCGATTTCGTCTTTCGTGACTTTTGTGAGTGTGTAAGAGATACGCATGACCTCATCGCTGTAGGTCACAGAATCGACGCGAGTTGAATCGTCAGATACTTTTCCGGACTGGGCGCCCATGATGAGCGCGAGCCCTTTGAGCTGGCGTTCCCGCTCCTCCTTTTTCTCTTCCGGGGCAGATCGTGTGTGCCATACCTGGGCCAAGACAAAGAGCAACGTCGTTGCCGAAAAAAAGATTATCAATCCGCGATATTGCTTCAACTGAGATCACCGTAGCGAAAGGCCATCATCTATTGGACCATGCCGGTTGCACCATCTCAAGTTGGAAAACGTCGTAGCGAAGCGGTGGGGCCGGCGGTGGAGTCTTATTCCAAGCCACCGGCAAAGAGCATGGTTACTCTACGGTGCAAATCCAGCGGTGGTTATGCCGGTATGGCGCGCGGGTAAAGTGGACATCTGAGACCAAATTCATTCCGCGCTGCTGGAGCGCCTCGGTGAGTTGTACGAGTGTCTCTGCTTGGATAGTCATTGCTGTCACCTCGTCAGATTTACTGCGTTCATAATTCTTGACCGAGCGGGCAAGTGGCTAATTCATTTTTTCTACTTCGGCGATTGTTCAATCCATACCGCAGAGCACTCCCTGACTGTCCCCTTCATCTGAGATTTAGGGCAGGGAGTGCTCTGCGCTATGGATTGATGCCGCATAAAAAAACGGCATCAATAAATTTACGGAAATTGCTCGCGCCTCCTACCAGGTCATTCGCCAGTTCGGTCAACACCTCGTCCGCCGTCGCAGTTCTGCGCGTTGGTAGCCTTTCGGGGCTATCGGATCGCCGGTCGCCAGTAGTGGCAGCGCGATTTTGTTCACCTGACTTCATCTCGCCCCACAGGTGTGGCCGGGGCTGACCTCCCAGCGTGAGCCGGGTAATCGTTTATGGCGCGGGTTGTTAAAGAGCGGCGGGTCTCTTGAGGCCCTTCGCAGTGGCTGTGTGTCGCTGCGATGGATGAAATATAGGCATACCCATATTTCATGTCAATGGGAAAACCCATAAATTGCAGTTCTCCAGTATTTTTGGCCAAAAAAAACCCGCGCGTGGCGGGCTTGGAAAGCTTTCGATTTTTACACGGCTCATAGATCTGAGCCGAATCACTCGCATTTCTTCGTGGGGGGCATTAGTGAATTAACGAACTATAAGAACTCGCTTTGCCCCTAGTAAATGGAGCCAAACCGTCAGCATATGACGACGCTTTGATCAGGCGAAAGAGCTGAACAGCCTGCTGGTCGCTTGACGAAAGCTTCGTGACAATTAGCTCATGCGTCAAGTCATTAGGAGCTTGCGGCTCGCGCCAGTCGATCATAAATAATTTTTTGGTATAAGCCCTCTGCGAAGGCAATAGCATTCGACGTATAAATAGTGGAGTGGATGTCCTCACTATACAAGCGCGAGCTTACGGATTGGCCCCAGTATGTATTAATAAGTTTTCTATCCTCCTCAGGGAGAGTAGAAACTTCAGCTGATTCAAATGTTACTATTCTGGTTCCATTGGCAGAGATTTCTGACTTTTCTTCAAAATCTTTTAAGGTTAATTTTAAGTCGATATAATTTCCCTCGCCAATCGCAACTCGAAGCAGGGCAGGGACTTTTATGGCAGTGTTGAATCTTCCAGAGTTAATCAGTGATGCTGATACAGTGAAATAAGAACGATTTTCCAAAAGATCCGCACGGATCGATTCAAGTTTTCTTTCAGCTGCAGGGATTCCCGATTGTAGGTCGGAATAGGTTTTCTCAACAGCTTCGATTCTATCTTGATATGCTGATCTGATAGTTTGCAAAGTTTTTCCAGGATCTGCAGCGTCAAATTCGATTTCTGGGGCGAGAGGCTGATTTAGGCGGTCGCAATCATATTTAGAAAATGTTGTTGGAAGAAAAGAGCTTGTCCTGTCTAGTTCTTTTTTTCGCTCGTCAATTTGCTTTGGAAGGTCTCGCAGACGTTGTTTGGCTTTTATTAAAAGCTCGTCTAGTTCAGCTAGGCTATGGCCATTCCTCACGCTGCGCTTTGGGAGCTCGCCACCGGACATAAAAATTGGAAAGCTGGGGCTAGAGTATGGATGAGGTTTTATATGACTAAGCTCCGCATCATCTTCAATAGAAACTAATGCTGATTCACTAACGGTTCTTTTAATGGCGTTAATTTCTAAAGATAATTTTGGTGCTTGTAAGAAAAAGGTTTGTAGTATTGGAAGGGATAGTGCCACGAGCAAGCCTATTCCTGCTGCGGCCAATGGGACAAAAGAAGGCTGGAAGCCGGACAGGTAAGCAATCGCATAGCCGATAATGGTTCCGGCAACGAAAGATAATGGAATGACAATGTATTTAAAAACACTAGCTCGCTTTTCCATAATCGTTAGATTTGCTCCACTGATTGGTTTGCAGATTGAAATTGACTTTAACGCTGATTGAAATAGTGGTGAAGAGGTGGTCGGTCATCGGGAGTACATTGCCCACCAAAACACATGTCCAAGAATCGATATCTGTTGTTCTTGGGTCTGTTGGAAAGTGTAGTCTTCGTCTGGATGTTCATCACGGTTAAAGCTACGTAGCCGAAGTCCCGTGGGGGTGCGGTAAACCTGTTTCACGCGAAGCTGACCGTTGTGATTGATGGCGTACATTTCACCGTCGACGATGTCACTCAGGGAGTTTTTTCCCACGTTTACGCCGACCGTGGCGCCGTCGCGCAGCACGGGCACCATGCTGTTGCCACCGACTTTCACGCACTTCGCATTGCTGAACTGAACGCCGTTGTGGCGCAGATCCTTCTTGTTGAAGCGCAGGCGCGAGTTGGCGCTTTCCTCGATGGCAAATCTGCCAGAGCCTGCCGCCAGCTCGACTTCGTGAAGGAAGGGGACGTAGACCTCGTCGTCATCGAGAGGTGTTTCGTCGTCCCAGGTCTCGATGGTGCCAAGTTTCACACTGGGCTGGATGCGTTCAGCCTGATGATCAGGCTCGCCCTTGAGCATGTCGCCGACGCCCTCTGCGAGCCACATAGGGGATACGCCACAAACTGAGGCGATCTGAGCTGCGAAGGCTGTCGCTTTCGATTTACCCCTCTCCAAATCGGAGATTGAGGTCTGCGTGAGGCCGGCGCGCTCTGCGAGCTCAGTCTGATTGAGCTTCGCGTGACGGCGGGCGGTTTTGAGTCGGTCTTTGAATTCCATCCGTGGAGTATTACGGGCGCTCCCATACCCTTGCAAATCGGTATTCCCATAGCCTACTATATGGGTATTCCCGTATGGAGAGGCATCATGAACGAAATTTACAAGGGCCTCGTTGACTATTTCGGCACCCAGGAGGCCACCGCCGAAAAGCTCAAGGTTGATCAAAGCACCGTTTCCGGCTGGGTTCGGGGGAAGCACGGCATGTCTCCGGTTATTGCCAAGCGAGCGGAGGCGCTGACCGAAGGTGCTTTCAAAAAAGAAAAGCTGTGTCCGTCGTTTCCTTGGGCCGAGATGGCCGCCTAAGCAGCATCCCCGCCACGCCAATCCGTTGAAGCCAGATTAGAAGAGAGCAGTCCCCATGGAAACGTCCAGTCCAAGACATAGCGCCCAAACCCGTGACCAAGTGCTGGTGGCGCATGCGGCAAACCAGATCGCCCGAACCAGCTTGAGCCAGGACGATTTCGCGCAATCGCTGAGCCGTGAGCTGCACCTGTCGATTCCTGAGCGCGCCAAGAAGAAGGAAGTTCCAGACTTCAATTCGCCAGAACTGACCAGTGACGTGAGCGAGTTTGTGAAGGCGACCGGTCGCTGGCTGAAGCGTGTACAGCGCTGGCTCTCCGGGGATCAGGAGATGCCGTCTTGGCTTGAGGAGTCTTGGGTAAATGCTCTCGAACCAGAGTACCGCGATAACTGCATTAACGAGTTGGCCGCTCGCCATGGCTTGACTGGGGCTCGCCAGATGCAGAGCGACCAATGCGCCAACAAAAGCTTCGGTGCGCTGATCCGCGCACTCGGCGACGTAATCGATACGGGCAGTGAAGTTTTTGACGACCAGGTGATGTGCGAAGCGGACTTGCCGCATTTACCAGCGTTCGCCGAGCAGTGCCGCCAGGTAGAAGCGAGAGCAGGGGAGCTGGGCCGGAAGGCAGAAGCCTTGATCGCGAAACACCGGCTGAATTTGAAGATCGCCTGAACATCGGGCACAAAAAAGCCGACGGAGAAGGTCGGCTTATTCGCAAAACTAGAGAGGCCCGATTATGCAGAGCCAACCCAATTCGAGCAATACCCCGAACAATGTCGTGACACGTTTTCAGAATTCTCAAAACGTGTCGCGAGCTTTTATCTTTTCGGTTCACGTCAGGAATACCTGACATGCAGTTCACCGTCACGATCAATCAGGTGAAGGCGCTGGAGTGGGGGTTGAATTCTCAGCAGGCCCTGCTGTTCGCCTTCGTCTACGGCTGCCCGAGTTGGACCAAGCCAATCAAGACTGACGAGGGGATCTTCTTCGCGTTGAGCAAGGCCAAGATCATCGAGGAGCTGCCGTTGCTCACCGGTAAGCCAGACACTGCTTACCGCATGCTGAAGGCCCTGGAAGAGGCCGGTCTGATTGAGCTTTCCAGTACGTCGAACATCACGCTGTTTCGCCTGACCGAGAAGGCGATTGAGTGGAACCCGGATCGCATGGGGCACTTCAGTGCATACCAGCCGCCTATTCAGCCACCTCGCCGTCGCACGAAGAAAAAGCCCATCCCTTCGGCTTTGCGAGCACGCGTTTTTGCGCGCGATGGCCACGCCTGCTTGCGTTGTGGCTGTTCCATGCTTCTTCGTTTGAGAGCTGACCATGTCATTCCAGAGAGCCTGGGTGGCGAAGCATCCATGGAAAATCTTCAAACACTGTGCATGTCCTGCAATAGCTGGAAGGGTGTTCAGACCATCGATTTTCGCGGTCTCACCGGAGGTGCCGCATGAGCATGGGCCTTATGGTCGCCGCGATGAAGCTTCGCGTTGGCAATCCGCTTCGCAAGCTAGTGCTCATCAAGCTGGCAGACAATGCCAGCGATATGGGGGAGTGCTGGCCGTCCTACCAACACATCGCCGATCAGTGCGAGATCAGCAAGCGTTCCGTAATGAACCACATCACCGCGCTGTGTGAGTCAGGCCTGCTGCGCAAGGAAATTAGGAAGGGTGGGCCGAAGGGCAACTCGTCGAACGTTTACTTCCTGACCCTTGATGGTGGTGCACCTCCTGCACCACGGGTAGTGCAGCAGATTCACCAGGGTGGTGCAGCAGGTTCACCCCCTAGTGAATCTCCTGCACTAGGGGGTAGTGCAGGAGCTGCACCCAGAACCAGTCACTCTTCTGAACCAGTCAATGAACCGGTCATTGAACCAATTGCACCCCCGGCTTCCGCCGAGGTTGTGCCGGCTCAGTCCCGCAATCTGGTTCTGGTAGTCGATCGCACCGATACGCCACGGGTCGAGATCCCTGCCGACATGCCAGGCCCCAAAGACCAGTCCTGCAAAACCTTCAAGGTCTGGGCGAACTACGCAATGGCCTACCGCAAGCACTACAGCACCTGGCCGGTGTGGAACGCGAAGGTCGGTGGCCAGCTCGGCCAACTGGTCGACCGCCTCGGCGCCGATGTCGCCCACCACGTCGCGGCGCACTACCTGAAAACCAGCGATGCCGCCGTGCTGCGCAAGTGCCACAGCCTCAACGAACTACTGGTCAACGCCGAGAGCTACCACACCCAGTGGGTGACCGGTCAGCGCATCAACGGGACAACTGCTCGCCAGATGGAACGTACCGAAGCGAACGTCTCCGCCGCCGAGCAGGCCGCGCAAATGGTCTTGGCCAAGCGCCAAGCTGGGGAGCGCAATGAATACCTTTGAAATGAACGACCAGCAAGTTGCCGGGCTCGCTGCCGCGATCTGCGCCACCGCCGAGGCCATGGGTCAGGAAATGAACCCAGGCACTGCGGCGATCATGGCTGAAGACCTCTGCGCTTACCCGGTGCCGGTCGTGAAATCCGCGCTGAAAGCTTGTCGCTTTGAGGTGAAAGGCAAGTTGGCCATGGCTGACATCCTCCAGCGCGTCCAGGTTGCTGATGGTCGCCCGGGCAAGGACGAAGCATGGGCGATCGCCATGACTACGAATGACGAGTTTGAAACCGTGGTGCTGACCGACGAAATCCAGCTAGCCCTGGCTGCCGCAAAACCTGTCCTCGATGCCGGCGATAAGGTCGGTGCGCGCATGGCGTTCAACAGCGCTTACGAGCGTTTGGTGGGGCAGGCTCGGGAGGACAACAAAAACGTCAATTGGCACGTGTCGGTAGGATTCGACGCCAACCGCCGTACACAGGCGATCACCAAAGCCGTGCAGATGCAACGGATCCCACATGAACGCGGGCAGCTGTACTTGGCCGACTTGAGTGTCGCGCCGGTTACCGAAGACGGCCGGGCCGTCGTTGCGCTGCTGACCGGTGATGTAGCACGGCCTTCGCCAAAACTGCGCGAGAAGCTCGCCGCGGTAAAGGATTCGATGCTCGCCATGCGCCAAGCATCGGCCGAGGAAAAAACAGAACTGCGAAATCTGGCAGCCAATGAACTGGCGGATCGCCGGGCGCTGCTTATTCAGCAGGCCGAACAATTGAAAGCAAGGAGCGCTGCTCAATGACCATCGACAAACAAAAACTCCAGAAGCTGCTGTGGGCCGAGGCGGCGTCGTACCGTACCGATTGTGCAGACTGGAAGCGCAACACCGAGGCGCTGCAAGACTTTCTCGGGGAGAAAACAGTGGAAGAGGTTGCGCTGGAGTTGCTGGCCGAGAACGAGCGACTGACACGGCAACTCGGCGAGCTGATCAACGGATTGCCGAACAAGGTGGCCACCCATGGCTGACAAAATCTCAGTGAACTGTCAGGCGAAACTCTCCGAGGCCATCACGAAGCTTAGCGCCATGTACCGCGACAAGAAGTTCGTCGTCGTATCGCTGCGCCCGGGAAAGGACCGCACGCTCGACCAAAACCGGTTGTGGTTCGCGATGTACAAGCGCATCGCGGAAATGACCCAGATCGGCGACGAGGCCGACGCTCGCCGGTACTGCAAGTTGCACGTCGGAGTGCAGATCCTGCTGAACGAGGATGCTGGGTTTCAGGTTGAGTGGTACCGCGTCATGCGCCACCTTCCGTACGAGACGAAGCTGGCCATGATGGGCGGCTGTCATCTGTTCGGCCCGGACGGCTTCCCAGTGACAAGCCTGTTCAATCGCGCTCAGGGTGTGGCGTACACCGACCGGATAGTCGCGCGCTTCGCTCAGCAGGGCGTGTATTTCGATGACCTGCTAAGCCAGGAGGCTGCATGACGATTGAGCGGAAGCAGCCCAAACCGAAGAAATGCCGAGTCGCTACTTGCAGGGACTCATTCGTCCCATCGCGGATGGGGCAGGCAGTTTGCAGCCCGGCGTGCGCATTGATCGATGCGCCGAAGAATCAGGACAAAGCCCGCAAGGCCATAGCCCAGCGTGACCGCCGCGAGATCCAGGCACGCAAGGAGAAGCTGAAGAGCAGGGCGGACCACCTGCGCGAAGCCCAGGCCGCGGTGAACGAGTACGTCCGTCTGCGAGACGCTCACCTCCCTTGCATCAGCTGCGACTCGATGCCAAACGACAACGACCTGATAACCGGCAGTCGCTGGGACGCAGGCCACTACCGATCCGTCGGTGCCTGCCCAGAGCTGCGCTTCGAGCCACTGAACATCCATCGCCAGTGCGTGAAATGCAACCGCAACCTGTCCGGCAACGCGGTCGAGTACCGAATCCGGTTGGTGCAGCGTATCGGCGCCGAAACCGTGGCTTGGCTCGAAGGGTCTCATGAGCCCCGCAAGTACACCGTCGACGAAATCAAAACCATCAAGGCCGAATACCGGGCCAAGACCCGAGAACTGAAGAAGGGGCAGGCAGCATGAAATTGATAAACGCACGTCAAGCGTGGACAGACGCACAGCATGAGTCGAACGCCTCAATCAGTGCGGCAGCGGCTGACCGGGCAAAGTCCGCGACTGTCGTCCGGAAGGAAAAGGCCGCGCTTCGGGAGGTCATCTTTGCCGCCCAGGGCGAGGACAAAGAAGAACGCATCATGGCTGTGCGCCAGAAGATCCACATTGCGGAGACGCGCCGAACGCCAATAGGTCGGTCGACACATCGAGCCGCCCACCTGGTCACCATGGGGAAGATCCAGAAGGCGATCGAGTCATTGCCCTTCCAGGTGCAGCAGTTGGGGCACTACCTCTACCACCCCTGCATGACGGTCGTTCACATGCTCAACGCCGAGAAGCTGATCTGGTCGGATACGGACTTCAGTGCGCTCACTGATGCCAAGGCGACGAAGGTTCACTGCCTGATCACGTGCGCCCTGCAGTCCTACAAGGCCGAGGCAAACGGCGGTGATGCGTGGGGGCCGGCTCGAGTGTCTGACGCCATGATGAAGCTGTACGGGGTCGCCATCCAGCCCAAGCACTGGGATCGCGATTGGCTCGACATCTGGAATTTCCTGCGAAAGGCCATCGAGGAAGTGGATATTCAGGCTCAAGAGCCAGTGTGGCAGGTTATTCACGCAGAAAAATCGGAGGATGCGGCATAAAGGTATTGTCATGGTGGGGAATTTGATGTACTTTTCCCACACTGCGCAACTTACCTCCAGCGCACGACCACTTCAGAGCCTCGCCAACGTGCGGGGCTTTTGTTTATGTGCTGCCGGGTTTTGGTCGCCGCGCACCTATTCAGGGCCTCTGCATTCGCAGGGGCTTTTTGTTTTCGGCTCCCCACACCCATTGCTCCGAGCTGGGAGTGCAGCGGACGCCGGATTTATCAATCTCCCCATGGGGGAGGCAACTCGGATGCCTACCATGCCTGATAAGCCAGACACCTGGGCCAAGATCTGGCTGGCGTTGAGCAATCCGCTCTGGCAGGGCGTGATCATGTCCATCACCGTATCGTTGCTTCGAGTCATGTACGACGCGAAGGAAACCAGTAAGCGCCGGATTGTGTTCGAGGCGCTGATCTGTGGATCGCTGAGCTTGGTCGCGTCGAGCCTTATTGAGTGGATGGCCTGGCCTTCCAGTTTGTCGGTCGCTGCCGGTGGCACGATCGGCTTCCTCGGCGTGACAGCCATTCGCGAACTGGTGACCCGCTTCCTTGGTCGCAAGGCGGATGCCGCATGAAGGCCTTCGCTGCTGCAATCATCATTGCCCTGGTCGGTCTGCTCCTCATCGGGATCCAGCAGTCGCGCGTCGTCGCCCTTCGCGGGGAGGTGGCATTCGAGGCCAGCGAGAAGAAGAAGGCGGTCGACGCCAACCTCGAAAGCCAGGCCACCATCACCACGCTACGCGCCGAGGCTCAGCGCAACGCCGACTACCAGAAAGACCTGAACAAGCGACTACAGGCCAGTCAGGCCAAAGCCAGAAAGGCGGAGAAGAACTTTGAAGAACTCAAACGCAACAGCAAGCCTGTTCGTGATTGGGCTGCTCAGCCTCTGCCTGACGGCCTGCGCGGGAAAGCCGCCACTGGTAACAAAGACAGCGGCGGTAAGAGTCGAGCCCCCTGAGCTGGTGCCCTGTGAGCGGGTAGCGGATGAAGACCTCGCCGACAACGGGCAGCTCTGGGAGCTGAAGAACCAAGCCATCAACCTGCTCGACACCTGCGCAGATCAGGTGGACGCGCAGATCAAGCGAAGTCAGAGCAAGTAGGTCGCGACACGTTTAGCGAGAGTACAAATTGTGTCGCGACACTGGAGTGAGCATGACAGCAGAAATTCATGACATCGCCGACCAGCGCCCGCACCTGATGGTGGTAGCCAGTGACGGGCCTCACGTCATCCCGCGCGCGCTGATCCAGTCAGTGATCGACGGCAAACAACTATCCGCCATCCTCACCGAGCCGGTAGTGCAGCGCATCATCGAAGAATGGCTGCAGAAGGTGAGCGCATGACCGCCAAGCTGATTGATTTCAAGCGGGAAGGATGGCGCGACGCTGCCAAGACCCTGCGCAAGATCGCTGACGACCTCGATGCCGGTGTCCATCCGGAATGCACTGTAGGCGCGCTGACCCTCATGGGGCCGAAAGGCGAAGTGACGGTGTTCGGTCTGGGTCCCAAGTGCGACGACCTGCAATGCCTGGGTGCGATGCGTCTGGGAGAGCAGAAGCTGATTGATGTGCTGCTTGATGGCGGGGAAGGGTAGGTAAGCCGCAGGATTAGTGCGGCTTTGGCTTAGTTACTTGTATGCGAAGGTAATCTTAGCGCTGACTAGAGCCTGTCCATTGATTGTTACCTTGCAGAATTTCACGGGGGTGGACTTTTCCCCGTCGGCCTCATCTGGCTCGCATTCAAGAAGGCCCGTCTTGTCACCGAATGGCAGTTGTTCGCCCTTTGTGGCTTTGCTGAGGTCTATTCGGAACGGTTGACGGTAATTCGCCCCTGCGAGAACTTGTGGCTCGCCATCGCTCAGGAAGCCCGAGCGCGGAGTGGCGCACAGAGTGCCTACAACCCGTTTGCCATCAATAATGTTGGCATCTGTGTAGCAAACAATTTTTCCAGCCTCGGTAACGAGATTAGACGGACCCAAGTTGGTCCAGGTCTCTTCTGGAATAGCGACGCATCCGAAAAGAGTTGTGGCAGCAAGCAGGCAGGCTGCAGCGGGGCGAACATGAGCAAAAAACATGCGGATAAGTGTCCTTACGAATAAAAAGGCGCACACAAATACAGGCAATTAGCCACTATTTCAAGCTCAGGGTGATCCATGGATAGGCCATACCCTCCCTTGTCGCTTATCGAATTATCAGAGCAATCGGACTTTGGTATTCGCCTGGCCCCGGCTCCCGAGGTGTGGGAATGGCTGCAGTCCCAGATCCTTGCTGACACCGGCAGCATTCACAATGAAGATCACGCCCATCTGATCGACGCGGACATTCGGGTGATGTGGGCGTCTGCTGCCTTCACGAAGAAGGGGCGTACGGTGGTGGGACAGGCCGAACAGGTGGCGTTCCGCGCTGGTGGCTGGCAGAAGGCCCGGATGGAACAGCAGATGCGCGATTGGTTCGGCGATGTGCCGGCCTACATCATCACTCTGGCTGCCGACTACTGCGCCGACTGCTCCGACGCTGATTTCTGCGCCCTCATCGAACATGAGCTCTATCACATCGCCCAAGCGACCGATAAGTACGGTCAGCCAGCGTTCACCCAGGAAGGATTGCCCAAGCTTGAGATGCGCGGACACGACGTTGAAGAGTTCATCGGTGTTGTGCGTCGGTATGGGGCAAGCCCTCAAGTGCAAGAACTGGTGGATGCTGCAAACAATCCTGCCGAGGTGGGGAAAATGAACATTGCGAGGGCCTGCGGAACCTGTCTGCTCAAGTCGGCCTGATTCTGGACAGGCTCTGGACGGATGAAAATCTATGGCAGCCCTTCAAAACGACGTGAAGGCCTTTATCGTTCAGGCCTTGGCGTGCTTCGACACGCCTTCACAGGTTGTTGAAGCCGTCCAAAAGGAATACGGGATATCGGTGACCCGCCAACAGGTGGAGACACACGACCCGACAAAGACATCAGGGAAAGGCCTGGCCAAGCGTTGGGTGACGATGTTTGAAGATGCCCGAAAGCGCTTTCGCGAAGAAACAGCTGAAATCCCGATCGCCAACCGAGCGTTCCGGCTCAGGGCCATGAACCGTTTTGTCGAGCGGGCCGAGACGATGAAGAACATCGGCCTGGCCATGCAGATCCTCGAACAGGCCGCGAAAGAAGTCGGCGACGTCTACGTCAACCGCAACCGGAAGGACGAGCCTGACGACGAACCGGCGATCCCGACGCGCATTCAGGTCGACGTAGTGGATGCGAGGAAGCCGAATGCCGAGCCTTAACGTTCCGCAGTCGCAGTTCCTCCTGTTGCCTCACAAGTTTCGCGCATTCGTTGCTGGTTTCGGCTCTGGGAAGACCTGGGTCGGATGCTCGGCGCTGAGCAAGCATTTCATGGAGTGGCCTGGCGTCAACGCCGGTTACTTCGCTCCGACTTACCCGCAGATCCGCGACATCTTCTACCCCACGATGGAGGAGGTGGCTTACGACTGGGGGCTGAAGACCAAGATCAATCAGGCGAACCATGAGGTTCACATTTACAGCGGTCGGCAGTATCGCGGTACTGTGATTTGCCGGTCGATGGAGAAGCCGCAAACAATCGTCGGCTTCAAGATCGGTCACGCCCTGGTGGATGAGCTGGACGTGCTGACGTCGATCAAGGCTCAGCAAGCCTGGCGCAAGATCATTGCCCGGATGCGTTACAACCTGCCCGGGCTGAAAAACGGCGTGGACGTGACCACGACGCCGGAAGGCTTCAAGTTCGTCTTCCTCCAGTTCGTGAAGCAGTTACGCGACAAGCCAGCGCTGAAGGAAATGTATGGCCTTATCCAGGCCAGCACCTTCGACAACGAGCTGAACCTGCCAGACGACTACATCGCCTCGCTGATGGAGTCGTACCCCGAGCAACTGATTCGCGCGTACCTGAATGGCCAGTTCGTCAACCTGACGTCCGGGTCGATCTATCACGCCTACGACCGCAAGCTGAACCAGTGTTTCGACACCGTGCAGCCCGGTGAGCCGTTATTCATCGGCATGGACTTCAACGTCGGCAAGATGGCGGCGATCACACACGTCAAACGTGACCAGGGCCTGCCGCGCGCCGTGGATGAGCTGATGGATGGCTACGACACGCCGGACATGATCCGCCGTATCAAAGAACGATACTGGGAACACACCGGCAACGACTATAGAAAGACTTGCGAGATCCGGATCTATCCAGACGCCTCCGGCGATTCGCGCAAGTCGGTTAATGCGAGCCTTACCGATATCGCCATGCTCAAGCAGGCAGGTTTCACAGTTATCGCACCAGCGGCCAACCCGCCGGTGAAGGACCGAATCAACGCCATGAACGCCATGTTCTGCAACGCACAGGGCGAGCGGCGTTACCTAGTGAACCCGTTTACATGCCCGACCTACGCCGATGGCCTGGAACAGCAGATCTGGGCGCCCAACGGCGAGCCAGACAAGAGCCAAGGCAACGACCACGCCAACGACGGCGGCGGTTACTTCATTCACCGCGAGTACCCGATTGTTAAACCGGTCACCTCAATGAAAATGGGAGTCGCCCGATGACGGACGTCACTTTTACTCGTCCCGAGTACAAAGCGGCACAGTACCGCTGGCGCTTGGTGCGCGACGTCTGCAAGGGGTCGGAAACGGTAAAGGCCGCCGGCGATTGCTATCTGCCAAGGCCGAACGCGTCGGACAAGTCCCAGGACAACCGCGACCGTTATGACGCGTACAAGAAGCGCGCGGTGTTCTACAACGCTACCGGTCGCACGAAGCACAGCCTTGTCGGCGCAGTGTTTCGTACCTGGCCTACGCTGACTGTTCCCGGCGCACTCGATTACGTATCCAAGGATATCGACGGGCAGGGCGTGAGCGTTTACCAGCAATCGCAGTCGGTGATCGGGCATCTGCTCGAAGTCGGCCGCCATGGGCTCCTGGTGGACTATGTTTCCGTTGTGGCTGGGACAGTCAGCAGGGCTGACGAGCAATCTGGCCGCGCCCGGGCGAACATCGCCAGCTACACAGCTGAGTCGATCATCAACTGGAAGACCCGCCAAGTCGGCGGCCAGCACCTGTTGAGCCTTGTCGTGCTGCGCGAAACGATCGACGTAGATACGGACGATGGTTTCGGTAGTGAGCAGGTTGTGCAGTACCGGGTATTGCGCCTTGATGTCTCCGGTCAGTACACGCAGGAAGTGTGGGAAGAGGGTTCAAGCGCGACAACTCAGAAAGTCGCGCCATTCACACCATTGAATGGTCTTGGCCGCCCGTGGCAGGTGATCCCGTTCCAATTCGTTGGCAGCGAGAACAACGACACCACCATCGACGACGCCCCACTGTACGACATGGCTGAGGTGAACATCGGTCATTACCGCAACAGTGCGGACTACGAAGAAGCTGCCTACTTGGTGGGCCAGCCTCAGCCGTGGATGGCTGGTCTCGATGAGCAGTGGCGCGATCATATGGAGGAAAGCGGCATCTTCCTCGGCTCCCGTGCGCCTTGGATGCTTCCAGTAAACGGAACCTGCGGAGTTTGGCAGGCTCAGCCGAACACGGTGGCCAAGGAGGCCATGGAATCCAAAAAGCAGGACATGGTTTCGCTCGGTGCCCGGCTGATTGAGCGCGGCAGCGCGGTGAAGACCGCAACCCAGGCCGACAACGACAGCGCCGCAGAACACAGCGTTCTGTCGTTGGTGGTCAGCAACGTCAGCGAGGCCTACAGCCAGTGCCTGGAATGGATGGCTGAGTTCGTGAATGCCTCCGGTGAAGTGGTCTACAAGCTCAATCAAGACTTCAGCCAGATCACTCTGGACGCGACGATCTTGGCAGCGCTGTTCAACGCAGTGCAGGGCGGGAAACTGCCGGAGGGCGACTTCTGGCAGTACCTGCGTGATCGCGGTGTGATCAACCCGGAGAAAACGGATGATGAAATTCGGGGTGAGCTCGAAGCGCAAAGCACCGGGCCGGATCTGGATGACGACGACGACGAGGCAAACCTAAATGGCGGTAAACCAAGCGATCCTTGATGCCACGATTCGGCACGCCGTCTTCCTTGAGCAGTTGAAGTCGGGGGAAGTGTCGAAGTTCGCGCCATTCCTCAAGGAGATCGACCGTTCGATCCGCGAGCGTCTAACACGGGCGGATCTGACGGATTACACGGTCGCCCGCTTAGAGCGGCTGCTGAGCGAAGTCGATAGCCTGCTGCTGGGCATCTTCGACCGGTACAGCGAAAAGCTGAACCTCGACCTGGTCGATATCGCCAACTACGAGGCCGAATTTGAGGCGGCCAGCCTGACCCGGGCTGCGCCGGTTGGCGTTTCGTTCGATGCGGCGGTGCCAGGAGCTGCGGCAATCAGGGCGGCAATCCTCACAAACCCGCTCAGTGTGCGCGGTGCCGACGGCGGGAAACTGCTCAAGTCGTTCATTGATGGATTCACCGCCACCGAGCGACAACGCCTTGCAGGCGCGATCCGGCAGGGCTTCTTCGAAGGCCAAACCAACTTCCAGATCATCAAGAATATTCGTGGGACCAAGGCGCTCAAGTACAACGACGGCATCCTGGCCACGACCAATCGAAATGCCGGTGCGATCGTGCGGACGGCAGTGCAGCACGTCGCCACCCAGGCGCGCATGGAGGCGCTGAAAGCGAACTCTGATGTCGTGCCGTCGGTGGAGTGGGTCAGCACTCTGGATTCGAAGACGACCAGTCAGTGCCGGACGCTCGATAAGCGCCGGTTCAAGCTTACTGAGGGGCCGAGGCCACCGATCCACATCAACTGTCGCTCGACGGTTGTGGCAGTGACTCGCTTCAGCGCGCTGTTTGCCGAGGGCGCCACGCGAGCATCCGTTGGCGACGGTGGCGCGCAGCAGGTGAGAGCAGACCTCAGCTACTACGACTGGCTCAAGCAGCAGCCTGCGGCGTTTCAGGACAGGGCCATTGGCCCGGTTCGGGCGAAGCTGTTCCGCGAAGGCGGATTGAGCGTTGAACGCTTCGCCGAGCTGCAGCTTGACCGTAACTTTACGCCTCTGACCCTTTTGCAAATGCGCGCACTTGAGCCAATAGCGTTTGAACGGGCAGGGGGCCGCTAACGCCTAGTCGACCAATTCAATCGAGTTGACAGCGCGACTGAAGAAATCGTAGCGCTGCTTGACTCGGCGGAAGCGACCGGAGACCACAAGCGCGTCGATGACTTCTGTCGTCGCTTGCATGGTGTTTCGGTAAGGGGAGCTATCCACTAAGAACTCGCGACGAATGATGGGATCCAGAGTCATCGCTTGCTCGAGAGGAAAGCTGTCGAGCGTTTGGGCGCGCTGATTGATCGCGAGATGAGTGATGTCGTTGTTTTTCAGGTAAGCAACGAGATCATCGATGCTTAGGAACGTATTAGGGCCGCCATAAGGGAGTTGGACCATTGTTTTGTCCTTGCTGAGAAGTGGGTGTGTCGATGCCTTTGAAGCGGATCGCTCATGCGGCATCAATTCCCGATACATCGATATAGGCATGACTGCATATTCAGCTTCACCAGCCTCGTTATGAATGAACGTTACCGACTTCATATTTACCACTCCTCGCTCCGTGTTTCTACAATGTAACCTACATTGTAAATAAATCAAGAATTTTCTTTCGCAGGCAGGGCCTGCACCTACGTCTCTGGGAGACAACCAATGCTGAAATTCCAACTGGATACCCTGGAAGGGGTAGATGAATCCGTGCGCGCTCTTTACACCGAGAAGGACGGCAAGTTCGTACTCGGGATTGAAGGCCTGCCGCAGCAAGAAGATGTATCCGGCCTGAAGGCCAAAAACGCAGAACTGCTGGCTGAAAAGAAAGAAATCGAACGGAAGGCGCGCGAGGCCGAAGACGCTGCGCGCTTGGAGCGTGAAGAAGCCGCTCGCAAGTCCGGCAACGTCGAAGAACTCGAGCGTTCCTGGACAGAGAAATTCACTCGCCGCGAAGCTGAGCTGACCGGCACGCTGGAACAGGAGCGGGCAACGCTGAGCGGGCAGATCCGGGATCTGACTGTCGGCCGTACCGCTACTGATATTGCGTCTGCCTTGGCTGTTCAAGGCAGCGCAAAAGCCCTGTTGCCGCATATCGAACGCCGTCTGAGCGTCGAGCAGCGCGATGGGAAGCCTGTTGTGGTCGTCCTCGACGCACAGGGCAAGCTCTCGGCGGCAACGCTCGACGAGCTTAAAGCAGAAATCGCGAATGACGCGGCGTTCGCGCCGCTGATCGCGGGTAGTAAGGCATCGGGCGGCGGGGCCGGCGGTGCAGGTGGTGGGGGCGGGGCCCCGAAAGGAAAAATCGGCGGTACCAAAGAGGAACGCACGGCTGCAATCGCAACCCGGTTCCCAGATCTCCCTCAATCGTAAGGAAATAACTCATGTCCCTGTCGCAAATGCAGGTTTTCAACGAATACATCATGCCGGCGACTCTCGAGACGCTGGATCAGTATCTCGCCGCTTTCAACGCTGCGAGTCGCGGCGCTATCGTGCTGTCCCCGGACGGCTTCACTGGCGACTTCCTCCAAGAGTCGTTCTTCCAGACTCTTGCTGCTGCCCAGCGCCGCGTGGACCGCTACAGCGCCAACGCCGCCGTTGCTGCCACCGACCTGACCGAGCTGAAGAACACTTCGGTGAAGGTCGCCGGCGGCTTCGGCCCGATCCGCTATGAGCCATCGCAGATGACCTGGCTGGAGCGCCCAACCGCGCAAGGTATCGAAGTCGCGAGCCGCGCGTTCGCTGAAATCCTGCTGAAGGACCAGTTGAACACTGCGATCGCGGCACTGGTTGCAGCGATCACCGCCCAAGCCGCCGCAGTCAACGATGTGTCGGCGACCGCAGGCATCACCTACGCCGGCCTGAACAACGCGCATGCGAAGTTCGGCGACGCCAGTCAGAACTTGGTCACCCAGGTGATGCAGGGCACCAGCTACCACAAGTTGGTCGGCCAGAACCTGGCGAACCAGCAGCAGCTGTTCCAGGCGGGCAACGTTCGCGTGGTGGACATCCTCGGCAAGATCTCCGTTGTGACGGATGCCCCTGCGCTGATGCAGGCCGGCACCCCGAACAAGGAAATCATCCTCTCCCTGGTGCAAGGCGCTGCGCTGGTCCACGACGGCCGCGACATCATCAGCAACGTCCAGACCACCAACGGCAAGGAGCGCATCGAAACCACGCTCCAAACCGATTACACCTTCGGCTTGGGTCTGAAGGGTTACACCTGGGACACCACCACCGGCGGCAAGTCTCCGACCGACGCCGAGCTGGCGACCGGTACCAACTGGGACAAGACCGCTACCAGCATCAAGCACACCGCCGGTGTGGCTCTGATCGGTGATGCCTCCAAGTAACCCCTGAATGTTGAGCCGGGCGGTGTGCCCGGCTCGACGAGGAAATTATCATGAGCCACAAAAACATCTGGTACTTGCCCGGTCCATTCCACCAGTACCAGGAAGATGTGAAGGCGCTGGCCAAGCAAAACGGCCTGCGCATTGTCGACGCGAACATCACCGAAAGTCGCGATGGAGAGGCCGATGATGTGCCGGAGGTGACGGTGCGGCAGGTTGAACCGGCGCCGGTGGTGCTGATCACCGATAGTGGTGATCACGCTGCGCTGCAGGAGCTGATCGACAAGTTGAATGCGGAGCGTGACGGCATCGTGTTGCTGATCGACGCCGCTGAAGGTCTGTCCGAACTGGAACACCCGGGCGCCGGCGAGCTGCCGATCCGCTTGTTCGGTGCGCTGAAAGCCATTCATGAGGGTTTCGAAACCCTTACGGGTGAGCGTGACAACCTGGCGGGCGAGGTTGAATCTCTCCGCGCTGAAGTCGAACGCCTCAAGGCGGCAGCGGAACCGGTCGACAATGCCGAGAAGATCGCCGGCCTCAAAGCGCTACTCGACACTGCCAACGTGACGTATCGGGCGAATGCTTCGGTAGAATCGCTGGAAAAGGCAGTTGCTGATCTTCAGCAGGCGTAATAATCCGGGTGTCCGGTAACGTGGCACCCGATCCAGAACATCACAGCGAGCTGATTCATGACTCTCATCATCGAGGACGGTACCGGCAAGCCTGACGCCGAAAGCTACGCATCTGCCGAAGATCTGGCCATGTACGCCGTGAAGTTCGGCGTGACCATCCCGGCAGATGTGCCTGCACAGGAAGCGCTGCTGCGTCGAGCCGCACTGGCAATGGACGGCATGACATGGAAAGGTCGAAAGTCCAACAGCGAACAGGCCCTGTCCTGGCCGCGCCGGGGCGTCGAGCTGGATTACGAGATCAAGCCCGACAACTACCTGCCGGCGCGAATCCAGTACGGCCAGATGGCGCTGGCTGCCGAGATCCACACGGACGATATCGACCCGATCGAAAAGCGCAAAGGCGCTGTAACGCTGGAGCGTGTCGAAGGCGCGGTAACTCGCGAATACGCGACGATTCCAAATACCAGCGGCCGACTGTTGCCGGCGGCGCCGGATCGCCCGAGCGCGACGCAGTTTGCCGACTACCTGCAAAAGCGTGGTTTGTTCGCTGTTCGGGCCTGATACATTGGTCTGATCACCGTCAGGTAGCCGACCATGAGCATCGAAGACGAAAAGTTACGTTTGAAATTCACTGATGAAGAATGGCTTGAGATCGAAATTCAAGCTGCATCTATGAAGATGAGCGTCCAAGAATATCCGCGGATGATTCTAAAGGAGGGCATCGCCGAAATGATCGGCGAGCCTGATCCAGCCAAAACTCTTCATTAAAAATTCTGACGGCCTGAATTCAGGCTAAAACGCCTGGAGCCGCCATGGCCTTCTATGACGAAATGGCCGTGATGGCTCTGGAGATGATCACAGAGTTCGGCCAGCCCGTGACCATCAGCAGGACGGAGCCGGGCGAGTACGACCCTGAGACCGGAGGCGACACGCCGGGCGCCACCATTGAACAGACCGCCCAAGGCATCCTGCTCGACTTCACCGGTCAGGAATTCCAGAACAACAGCCTCATCAAGCAGGGCGACAAGAAGCTCAAGATCGCCGCGCAGGGGCTGGAGTGGGTGCCTGAGTTACTGAGCAAGGTCGTTGTTCAAGGTCGTACCTGGTCAATCGTCCCTCCCTTGAAAGAAATCAACCCGGCCGGCACGCCGATTCTCTACGAATTGCAGGTGAGGTCATGAGCCGGGCGGGCGCTGGTCAATCGGGTAGCTTCGCGCTGAGTCTCGCCGAGTTTGCGGCCCAGACCAGCGAAGCCATCGACGCCAGTGTGCGCGAGATCATCATCGAGGTCGGCAGCAGCCTGATCCGCATGTCTCCCGTCGGTAACCCGGAGATCTGGGCGCAGAACGCGATTGCGACCGAGTACAACAAGGCCGTCGACGATCACAACAGCGCGCTGCGCAGCGATCCGGCCAACCTCACCAAGGGCGGCAGGCTCAAGAAAGGCCGCAAGCTCAACGACGGCATGGATATCAAGGCGCCCGAAGGCTACGTCGGCGGCCGGTTCCGCGCGAACTGGCACATATCTCTCGGCGTGGTCGAGAGCGTCTCCTTCGACGAGGTTGACCCGAGCGGCGCCGAGACTACCGCGGCGCTGGTAGCAGCAATGAGCGACTTCACCTCCGGCCAGATGGCCTACATCATCAACAACTTGCCCTACGCGATTCCGCTGGAGTTCGGTCATTCGACCCAAGCTCCCGGCGGCATGGTCCGGGTAACCGTGGCTCGCTTTCAGCAGATCGTGCAGGAGGCCATCAGGGACAATCAGGTATGAGTCACGCACGCGCCCGTCAGGCCATCGAAACGAAGCTGGCCGCATGGTCGGCTGCGCGTCCAATACGAGTGGCCTACTCGAATCAGCCATTCACGCCAAATCCATCTGAAACCTATCTCCGGGCCTTTCAGCTTCCAGCCAGCACAACTTGCCGTTATCTCGGCGGGGACGCCTACGAATACGCCGGCGTCTATCAGATCAGCATCGTCTGTCCATCTGCCCAGGCCATGGCCACCGCAGAGACGCTTGTTGAGGAGCTGACCCAACTCTTTCGCGTAGACACGCCACTGGCCCGCAACGGGTTCGATGGCCTCATCACGGAACCAGTAGATCAAGGACCAACAATCACAGAGTCGGCGACCTACACGGTCCCGGCCAGCTTCACCTACGCAGGTGTCGCAGACCAACCGCCCGCCGGGGCATAACCTACCGCCGTCAGGCGGGCACTCAAGAGGAAACACACCATGGCCGCACGCTTCCCGCTGCCGAACGGCGCTGTGCTGGAGATCGCCAGCGTTATGGGATCCGCCGTCTCTTTCACTGCATTGACCAATGCGAAACCGCCGGTCGCCGCCTCTGTAGGGCACGACATTGAAAACGGCGACGTTTTGCTGATCAACTCCGGTTGGGCGCTGATAAATGATCGCGCAGTAAAGGCGTCCGGGATTACCGCCGATGCGTTTGCGCTGGCCGGCCTCAACACCACCAACACCGACAAATTCACTGTCGGTGCAGGTTCTGGTTCAGTGATCCCAGTGTCCGGATGGACGCAAATCTCGAAAGTTACGTCCTTCACATCCTCCGGCGGTGAGCAGCAATACCAAACTGTCGGGTATCTGGAAGATGACGATGACAAGCAATTTCCAACCAACCGCAACCCGACCACGATCACCATCGTGGTGGAGGATCAGCCGACCGCTCAATACGTCGAGACTGTCGAAGGCTTCGACGACACCAAAGAGCTGGCCGTTGTACGCATGAAGTTGCGTAACGGCGATCAGATCCTCTACCCGGGTTATGTGAGCATCACTCCTGATCCAACGATGGAGCGTAACAACGTGATGACGCGAACCATCAGCATCGGGCTTTCGGCTCGTTCGCTTCGTTACTTGGCCGGCGCATAAGGACTCCCCATGGCAAAGATCAGGATCGCCCAGAACCCTACGTTCAGGGCACTTGTACACATCCCTGTCGTTGGGTGTGAGCCCGAGGCAATCGAGTTCACCTTCAAGTATCGCGATCGCCCGGCACTCGCCGCGCTGTTCGACGAATGGAACCTGAAGGCGAAGGAAATGCGCGAGGGATTCGGGGAGGCCACTACATTATCGGATGTCGTTGCTGCCGAAACCGAGTATCAGGTGCAGCAGATCAAGGATCTGGTAGCGGGCTGGGGCTTCGATGACAAGTTCGACGACAAGAGCATCCTCGCCCTTGTGAAGTCATGCCAGGGTACTGCCGAAGCGGTAGTGAATGCCTATCAGAGCGCATTCAATCAGGCCCGCTTGGGAAACTGAGGGCGGCCGCCGCGGCGTTGTACGAAAGCGGACCATCTGCTGAGCAGTTGGCAATCCTCGGGCTGACGGCTGCTGATTTGTCTGGTGACGATGTAGAGGTCTGGCCATGCAACTGGCCGGCCTTTCTCTTGTTCAACCGAATGTCCACACAGTGGCGGGTCGGCACCGGTGGCCCGATCGGTCTCGATTACAACTGCATTCGCGATGTCGCCGGCTTCCTCGAAATCAAGAAAAAGAAACTCGCTGAAATCTTTCCTGACCTGCAGGTGCTGGAAGGCGAAGCCCTGCGCATCATGGCGGAGGAAAGGGAAAACAGCCCGTAACCACGGGCACTTATTCAAGGTGAGTCGATGAACATTGCAGAACTCGGCGTCAAGATCGACTCGGCCGATGCGATCGAGGCCAAAACGAGCCTGGATGAGATGGCGAAGGCCGGCGGCCGCGCCGAGCAGTCCGCCGTTTCGCTGATGAATGAAATGCAGGCGCTGGAGAAGTCGCTTTCCACCAGCGCCAAGACCACGCAGGACCTTGCCAA